ATAAAGATAGGCTTTTGAGCTTGTGTGAGAATTTCTGGCAAATTGTAGGGTAGGGGAGTTATGCCAGAAAGCCCCATGACATAACCAGAAGAGGTCTTTTTTCTCGGTCTGAAAGTTTTTGGCTCGTATCTGCAAACCTGATAGACTTCTTCACCCACTTTATTGAAATAGGTATACTGAGCCACAATCTTTGGGGCTTGAGGCTTTTCACCTTCAATCCCTAGCTCTGTGAGGTAAGTCATAGGGTCTTTGCCCTCTCGTCGGATAAGATCAACCAAACCACCACCTTCACCAACCTCATGGTCAAAATAGGTAGCCTTTTCTAAATCCACTGATAATGAGCCAAAGTTTCCCCACCTTAATTCTGTGCCTTTGGAGAACCGCTCATTTGGCTCTCCAAGTAGGCTTTTCGCTATTAATGAGGCATGATGCTCAATCATCAAATAGCCCCTCTGGTCTGGGGAGAGGGGGTGGAAAGCTCTCACTCTCAAAGCGTGTTATCTCATGGCAACTGGGCGTATGGCCTTCTGTTGAGCCGTAGTTTTTGTAAAAGGCATTGCAAACAGCCTCATCATTGAATTCCATCATAATTAGAGCAACATAAACGGTGACTTCTTTCATCTGGACACCCTTGTCCATTTAGGATCATAGCTTTTTTGATCTGGGCCAATATATTCATGTGAGTAACAAATTCTATTTTTATCGACTTCCCAATGTTTCAAGATCGAATGATCTCCTTTTTTACTTTTTGATCTGTCAGCAAGATTTGTTGAGGTAGCTCTCCAGAGTGGAGAGTTTTGACGATATTCACCCATTCTAAAATGTGACGTTTTGGAAAAATAACGTAAACCCTCCTCAATATGAATATCAGCAATTGTGTCTGAAAGTCGTGTTCCTATTCCCAAACCTTGAAAGTCTGGAAGTATAACAGTTCTACAACCTCTATATTTATGTCTCTTATCACCCTCATAAAGTGGTGGAATTCGTCCTGGTAAACTCATCGACGCTCCAAACCCAACAACTTGCTCACCCCACTTTGCGAGGAAACAAGACGAGGCTTTAGGTAAATCGCTTCTTAAATAGTGATGCTTCTTAAAGGTCTTCCATTCATCACTGTGGCATCGAGAAATTCCAATACTAATTGCTGGTCTAGCTCTCCTTTGATACCCCCTCGATACTTTTAAAGTATCTGTATTAAAGATCCAATCTGGATCTAACCACTCTAAGATGTCTTCATGACAAGAGGCTAAAACAACATTTTGTATGTTTTTCTTTCTTATATATTTTGAAAGGGCTACTGAGCATGAAATAGCGACATTTCTATTTACTACAGAGGTAAACTCGTCAATGACTGCCCCATTCTTTAATTTTCTTGCTAAGTCAGCTCTAAAGCCTTCTCCAGTTGACAAAACTTTACGAGGCTTTGCCCAAGTAGGAATTGAGTTTAATCCAACGGCACTCAGGCGATCAATTGCATCGTCAACGCTTTCAAAATGAGAGGCAACGCTTTTTTCATTACTCCATTTTATATTCTCTTCAATTCCAAATTTTTTTAATAAAGTTGACTTACCAGATCCAGAAGAACCGACGATCACACCGAGTTGAAATTGGTCTGGAATTCTATGCAATTGTGGAACCTCGAATGATGTCTCGCCTTGAAAATCAAAATCGAAAATCTTATATATCTTTTCGTCAATTTCCGTTATTTTTACGAGGCTTGTTAAAGTTTCTTTAACCATATCAATTCACCTAAAAATCAAGTTTAAGAATGAGCTAAAAATCAAGTTGGGGAAGGCAACCAATGACGAGAACCTTCCCCATCGCTCAGAAGACGGAAGAGGCTAGAAAATTTCCTCTGAGACTTTTTCTTTCGGGGGCGGTGTATCCATTGCACCATCAATGTTGGCGCTTGGCATAGTTACCCAACCTACGATTTCAAAATTAGGTATTCGGGTATTACCTTTCCCCTTTTGCTCGGCTGTAGAGCCTTTGTAAGCGACTTGTACAGCTTTACCCTCGTTGGCCTTGAGTTGAGGATCAATCTTACTCCAGAGGTTAGTGAGCCCCATTAAAGCCCCAACTCCATTGGCAGACCATTCTCTCCATCCAGCGTCCTTAACAAAGGCTTGTATTGAAAAGCCTCGTCTATATTCTGGTGCTGGTTGAGGCGATCTTACTCCAAGCTTTTCATCCCACTGCCAACTTGGAGCTTCACCTTCTTGAATCTGCCCCCAGCCTGTTTTGAGACTTGATGGATCAAGGGTGAAGCCTTTAAGCTCTACTTCTTCACCATCTACAAACCAGCCATTCACCGAGGGTTTAAATCTCAGATATTGACCGCCACCTTCACTCATTAGTCCTAAGTCCATTTACTTTTTCTCCTTGTTGTCGAACCACCCCATTTTTTGGGCAAATTCGATCATGATTTTTTCGGGAAGAACATAAAGGCGAGGCATACGGTCAGCCCTCACAACCAGCATGGAAGTCGATTTGTCTTGTGCTAACCAATCATAAAGAGATTTGAAGCCAACGCCGTTTTTGCGTCTCTTACATTCAATTTTGTAACCTTTAAGATTTACGTCTCCCTCTAGGTCTTTCCCAAAATGTTTAAAGGCTCCGCTTCCCAGAACTCGTTTGCACTCCACCCCATAACTTCTCCAGAGATCTTGCACTTCTTTTTCTAGGACGTAGCCTCGCTTTTTATTCCCTCTCATTATAATACCCTCCGAGCCGAATTCGTGACTTCTTGGAGCGTTTCATAAGTTGAGGTATTTAATGATTGTCTTTTATTAAGAGCCTCTAAGATAAGAATTTCAGCTATTTTTGAGATAGAAACTCTATTTTCTTTTGCTAGAGCTTTTAGCTGTAACCTTATGTTTTTATTAAGATAAAGTTGTTGTTGCTCGATTTCCATCATCACTCCTATTAAAATAATTGTATAAAACAATCATTAAACACTTGTTTAATTATAAAAAGCTGTTATGTATAGGACAACGTGATACTAATTTTGTAACAAATTAAATTGAAAGAGGGAGAATAAATAAATGAACAAATTAATCTATAACCCGAAAGATTACCACGCTAACGACGGCCAACACGACTACCACGTTTGGACTTATGTTGATTATCATTATGACCCAGAAATGGATTGGTTACATAGAGAACACATGGAAACCGTAGATTTTAGAGATGAGTATTCTGGGTGGAATGACGAATAAAAAGTTTAGTGAGGGATACATAAGAGGGGGCTTAAATAGCCCCCAGAAAGGAGATTTTCTCAATGCTTAATGAACAAGACATACAGCGACTTTATGCCCTCTCAGCGAGTGTTAAAAAGGCTCTGGTGAAGGGTTTAAGCATTCAGCAAATCTCTCTGGATTTGGGAGTGCCACGCTTGACCGTTTGGAAAAGTTTAGACAATCTCAGTAAAGGTGAGCTAAAACTGAGAGAAAGAAATTTATATGGAGAGGAGAAATAAATGTACATACCATCAACATTAAACAAAAAAGGCGAGGCACATTTGAGAAGAGAGCTAAAAGCTCTCGGCCTCAAGTGGGATATTGATGCAACGATTGAAGATATTAGTCACAAAAATTCGTTTCAAGAAATGAGAAAAGGCACTGGCAGTGATTTCGATTATGAAATTACGATGTATCAACTAGGTAAAACTGGTTATGGAGCAAAGCATATTAATTTTAGAGAAGAACACATTCGTTGGGAGAAGTTCGATGACATTTGAAGTTACAATCGATCTCGATCCAGATGGCATGGATCTAAGCAAAAACGATGTTAAGCAGTTTATCCAAGAGATCCTTTCAAGAAAAAATCGGTATGAAGAAAGCGGAAGTTTTTTAAAAGTTCAAGTGGTGGCAAAGGGGGGAGTGTGAGTTATGGCTCAATACTACACAGTTAAACTAACTGAAGATCAATACTTTCACCTTTTTGACGTACTGGAAGAAGTTAAAGATTCCGTCGATCAGAACCAGCCCCGAAAAATAGCAATGTTACATGAACAAACTCAGGGCGCTTTGATGAAAGCAAAGGAGAAAAATGGAGAGGAGAAGTAGATGGAAGAAGAGTTTGAAAAAATATTATGCAAAGATGAATGGACTGTTCAGAATATTAGAGATCAATTCTACATAGTTGAAGGTGAAATTGAATTTCAAAAACAAAATCTACAATTTGGAGATCTTAAATATTATAAAAAACTCAGAGAAGAAATGCTTACTTTCATGACATCTGAACAACGTGAGTTAGTTTACACCGATTGGGACAGCGGTTTGAGTGACACTCTTTATCAAGAAGTTGTATCGAAGGTCAAACAACAGGAGCAAAAATGAAAGCTAGATTTGGGCTGTACGTTGGATATCTTGAAAGTGACGATCTAAGAGAGGTGATTGATGAGGCTCTGAGCCTTGGTGATGCTGAACTTATAGATGAGTTTGTAGAGACTGATTTTAAGAAGTTTCCAGCACTTAAAAATGCTTGTGAAGTTGCCAGAGAAAATAAAGCTGTTGTCATTACTCCAACATTTAAGAGAATTGGAAGTTCTCTGACTGCACTTAATATTTTGGTTAAAAACAGAGTGAAAATTGTTGTAGTTGATGAGCCATATATTGAAGAAAGCAGAAGCGTCAAAGACTTTATTATTTTGATGAGAAACCAAGCAGAGTTTCAACTAAGAAGTCATTCAAAAAGGGTAAAAAAGGGCTTGGATAAAGCCAAAGCCAAAGGGAAAAAACTTGGTGCTCCACTCGGCTCAGAAAATTTAAAACTTGCGAGAAAAGCAAATCTAGCTAAAGCTGAAGAGTTTAGAAACAGAACTTATCCAATTATTTTGGATTTAAAAGCCAAGGGAGCAAAAACAAACAAAGAGATTGCCAGAGGACTAGAGGCGAGGGGTATTCTCACCTCTACTGGGAAAAGTAAGTGGTATGAAAGTTCAATTCAAATGGTCATGAAAAAAGGAGAGAAAAAATGACAGAACAAGGAAGAAAATTAGGAATAAGGGAGCGCAGATGCGGATTGCACTCACCGCCTTCAAAAATAAAAACACTCATATTATCCAAACGTGATGGGATTAAAGTTCACACTGTTTTGAACCATCCAAATCATCTGCCAAACGATTTAAAAATATCTGCGTCAACTTGTGGTACTACAGCTTCAAGTTGGACTTGTTCACAGCAATCGCCACCCTTAAGCGGTCTTAAGATCAGCGTGGTAAATGCGGAATGGAACGCTTAAAAGGGAACAATCAATTTAAAAATTATGTGTTAAACAACATTAAACTTGAAAAACAAATGCATAACCGCCGCCAAACTTTTATCGAAAAGGGTGATAAATTAAAGGCCTACTTCAATGCAACTCCTACGAAAAACATTATTGGGAAATACCTCGTTGAAGCCAAGCTTGATGTAAACTTACTTTACACTTGCTCAAGCATCGCAATTCAAATCAACGCTAGTCGTACCGCTGTTTGTAAAATTGCTCAAGAATGTGTGGACGCAGAATGGGCTGAATATTATTATTACAATGAAAAAAGGTATATCCGTGCAAGCGTCACTCACTTAATAAGCTATTTTGATTACTGTGAAGATCTTGTCAAAATCAGAAATGAGCTGGTAACAGAATATTGCATGAGCAAGAAAATCAGTGAAAATCTGTAAACCTAGTTTACATTGTGAATTGTTATCAAGTTGTTACTCTATAACTACAAAGGAGAGAGAAAAGTGAGAAGAACAAAGTACCTACCGTCAGAAGAGCGATATGTAAGTTCAGAAGAATATGCATGGCATGAAAGAAGGGCTACTCCCGAATTTCGCCAGAGAGCATTTCGCAATGAGCAAAGCTATGGAGCCTCTCTGGGTGGTAGGTCTGCCGTTCGGATCACAATTCCAGCTCTAACTAAAAAGCATTTGGACTCCGCTGTTTTGCATTTGTCGAAATTGGTGGATGATCTAAAGGCGATACAAAAGGAAGACACAAAGATAGCACATCGAATTTCATTGATGAGAACCAGTGTTTATCACTGCCACACATCATTGAAAAGAGATGCAGACCACTCGACATTGATGCCAAGAAATCCATCAAATGATTTTATGGGTGCAAAGTAGCCAACCACAATATGTGGTATAGCCAAGCTATTAAGTGTTTAAATATTGTATTTTAGAGTAAAGTAAGGCTCTTTGGTTTAAAAAAGGGCATAACACATTGAATTGAGGTTCAAAATGATTAAAAGTACCATATTAATGTTATGCAGAAGTGCGCATAATATATATTATAACAAGAAAATAACTAAACACGACATATTGATTAGACTATCCAGCCTATTCAACCTATTAACAGAAGTTTTATTTCTACCATTTGTTTTTATTTTAATGATTTTAGCTCTAGTTGTTTGGGGCTAAAATGGTAGGAAAAATAACAAGAAATGACATCATAACGGCGTCAGTAACGCCTAGTTTGATGAATGATAATCCATATCAATCCCGTAATGATTTGCTTGCTCAGATTTTAGCAGAGAGGGGAGTGGAAGGATTTAAGAAGTCAGAATTTCAAGGAAATGAGGCGACTGAGTGGGGAAATAGGCTTGAGCCTTTAATCCTTGTTGAAGCCGCCAAAATGCTTGGCATTGAAAAATACGACACAGAAATTACTCAAGTCTATCGGCATAGAGAGAACTTTCTTGAGGCGAGTTTGGATGGTATATTCTACAATAAAAATAATAGAATTTATCCAACAGAAAATATCATATTTCCGCAAGGTCAAGAATACATTGATTTGGTGGGGAATGGGTGTGCTGAGAGCAAAAACACGATGGCTGGATTTACTCCAATTCCGCCCCCGTATCGAGGGGTATGGCAACTGCAAGCTCAGATGAAATGTACTAATTTCCAATGGGGAGTGATCGCAATTCTTTATGGTGGGAATAGATTAGTTCTCTATGTCTATGAGGCTGACAAGTTTATGCAAGATCAGCTAATACACGCAATTGAGGATTTTTATTCTAGGCTCGACGGCCATGATTATTATCCAGCTTTGGACGGTGCAGATGGAGCAAGAACGTATGCAATTGCAGAAGATGATTTGCCAGAAATCAACTTACATAAAATTAGTGATGTAGTTGAGGAATATGTTGAGGCAAAGAAAACGATCAAAACTCTACAAGAATTAGCGTCAAGTTGTGAGGCTCAAATTATGGATGAGATGGGAAATCATGAGAGTGCTTTTCTTGCTGATGCAATGGGCAACCGTAAGGTTGAAATTACGTGGAGAATGCGAAAAACGAAAGCAACTCAAGAGAAAGTTGT